ATCGTCCCCTTGATGGCTAGTTGCCCCGTTTGTTGTTTGCCATGTGCGTCAACAAAATCAAACTTAGCCCATTCTTCCTCGATGGGAATGTCAAAGTGAGGCTCTGGATAATAGATATTTCTTAACCGAGGGTCAAATTGACCGTCATTCCAAGTCAAAAAAGTTTCTACGGTTTGTCTAATCTCCGCTCGTTCTTTCCGATAGAATTTGTGTCGTGAGTCTTTCGCGTAATCGCTTATGGCCTTTTCTGTTAACCTGTCAACAAATTCACCTGTATGAAGTTTGTCTTGGTGTTCTCTTATCTTACCACACTTATCGTCATTTACAACTAAATATTTTTTTCTTGGGTTGTCTTGTTGGAATTTTTTTAGACCAGCTAAGACTTCCATGACTTTGTGAGCCATAGTTCCCATCTCCGCTTTCTTGCCGCTGTCTGATCGCCAACCTAAAACGTAAGTTAAAAAATACTGCATTTGACAGAAGTCGTAATTGTTATACGACGAACTTCTAATGTAAGTTACTATCATGTTATTTGCTTTCTTGTTTTGGAGTTATAGATACGTTTTCCTCAAGCCATCCCCATTGCTCTATGAGTTTCATAACCTCCATGCTAGTGTCTAGGACGGCCAAGTCTGTGTTGTCAATAACAGCGTCGAACTTATCTAGGTGGTTACATAGCTCGTTTTCTGAAGAATGAGTATCCTTAGAGTCTTCATTTCTAGTCAAGTAAATAACCTTGCCCCCAACCCCTTTAATAGCTTCTAGTTCATTTAAAAACCTAACATCATCAATTGTTGCGATCAGCGACTCTTCGGACTCAATATTGTCTATGCAGTACTTAGTCCAGATTTGCCCATACATCTTACGCATAACGTCCGTCCCGAGATATTGCAGAAACTCACGGGCGGTCATTGAGCCTCGCTTGAAACCGAAGCCATCCGGCTTTGGCATGTTTTCCCATCGCAAATGTTTTTGCTTTTGGTTTTTCTGTTTGTCAGTGCCGTACATGCACTCTTCTGGTATATTGAAAAGGTTGAGAGCTAACTGCTTTAGAGGTTCGGCAAAAGAATAATTCTTGATAAAAGGCCACATACTATACGCCGCCCATTCTGCAAATTCATAGTCCTTTCGATTGATTTCGATCATAGCTAGTTTTTGCTCTACCTCTGTTTCGCTTTTCATGTCCTCCGTTTGAACGAGTAGCTTACCTTCTTTGCTGACCCCGAAGTCACTAATAATTCCTTGAGACCTCATTTGGTATCCGTGTAAAAAGTTCGTGCATGTACTTTTCCCAGATTGTTTTTTACCCGCAAACGCTATAATGTTCGTCATTGATTGTTCCTTTTAGTACTGGATAAATTTGATTTTTAATTTCTTGAATTGTCATATTGCCTACATCCCACTCGCTCTCAGGTAGACCTGTAGATTTAAACCAATCTTTTAAGTCTGGTCTAATGTAATTAAACCTTCTTCCGCATTTATTAACTATATCTTTATAAGCTGTATAACCAGCTTCATCGTAGTCAGTTAATATTACTACATTAAACGCACCTGATTTCTCTAATGCTATTAGTTGTTTGTCCGACAAAGAACTTCCAAAAATCCCTACCGACATAGGAAGCCCAGATTCGTAAAGCCTCCAAACGTCCGATTGTCCCTCAACCAATATAACTGTTCCAGAACCCAATATATGTTCAGCGGCAATGTTAAGTCCGTACAAATTAGCAGATTTAGAAAACCCTTTACTGTTTCTCCATTTTGGGTTTGACTTTGAAACTTCAGTTTTAGTTCTGCCCACACAACCAGAGTAATTGCAACATTCATCATAGATTGGAACAACCACACGTCCAAACATTGACTGACTAGAATCTCTACAGTCGCCAATATCAAAAGTGTCTAACGCTTCAGCCGAAAACCTTTTGCGTTCATCTTTATTGTTTAGGTAGTACACAGACGGAATGTTAAGTTTTTTCCTAATGGATTCCCTAGATATCATAGGAGGTGCTTCCGTTAAAGTTTCTTCATTAAATATTTTAAACACCTGACTTACTTTACCCTTGTCATAGTTAGATTCTTTTACTTTTGTCACATCTATTTTTAGAAAGTCGCAACAAAATTGAAGAGCTTTAGGAAACGAGTACTCTTCACATCCATTTCTCTCCATCCACCCACGAACAAGCCCCACTAAAGAACCTGTGAATTCTTCTTCGCAATGCCTAGTCCAGCAATGCCAATTCCCCTTAGCCGAGTTACCATCCGTAAATATGCAACAAGCCTCTGGGTTGTCTCCACCATGAACTGGACAAGCGAAAGCGATTCTATTAGAGTATTCAATAAAATCAACATCCATGTGAGTCAAAAGTTCAGGCAGTCTCCCTAGTAATTCTTCGCAAATTTTAGAAATTTGTTTCTGTGTTAGACTCTTCATTTGATTTGAAGCCTTCCTGATCTTCTTTACCTTTAGAGTAAATCTGATTTCTTGTCATTCTTTGTACAACTCTACCATAAGCACCATCAACTTTTAAACTTACGTAATCACCCTGATCCATAAGCCCGCCATGCCTAGCATGTAAGGGAACTAACTTAGTGTTGCCTTGATCGCCATCAGCCTGATTATCTTCAGCCAATTCTTCGGGCGACTTTACTTTGAACAAACTCAAGCTAGTACAAAGCCAAACAAGCCTATCAGAGCCACTAATAACATCCGAGGACTCTTTTGTAACACCATCCCTATTTAGCTGAACAAATGCTAGGCATGGACAGTCATACTTTACCATAAAGTTATGCAGCTTAGTAATTTGAAAGCCAAGAACTTGATATTCTTGCATAGAGGATGAGATACTATCGCCATCCATTAGCTTTAGATAATCGTAAATAATCACACAGTCATTGGTTTTTCCATCTTCGTCAAACCCAACATGTTGATAAATCCACTTTCTCATTTGAGATAATATTGAGTCGAATGATTGCCCTGCAATACTAAGGTAGTGATAAGGTAATTCATGCAACTCTTTAGCGGCTTCTGTTATAGCATGTGACTTAGAGGGTGTTTTTGCAAATAATCCCGTTTCTATTTCTTTAGTTGGGACGTTTGACAAACTAGCCAATATTCGATTGTAATGATCTTCTTTAGACATTTCCGTATCCAGCATTAAAACCGGAACGCCCCTCTTTGCAATATTAATACCTACAGAGTCACCAAGCATAGACTTTCCCGTTTTTGGCCTAGCACCAATTAGGTCAACGCACTTTCTTCTCAGGCCACCACCGATGGCATTGTCCCACTCTGAAAACCCTGTTGGTACACCCAAGGTTTCTCGTATATTTTCAGAGAGGTAATTTATATACTCAAAAACATCCGCACCAAGAATCTCTGTTTGATTTGAATTGCCAGAAAACGCTTCTCCTGTCACGTCTAAAATAGGCTCTTCAACCTTAGATATAATGTCAGCTAAATCTTCTGAGCCAGTTAGTTTTTTTAGATCGTTTTTGCAAGTAGATAAAGTAGAGTCTAAAGTTCTGATAGTTGCAAGTTTGGCGAGTTTAGCAGCATGTGAGGGTACGTTGCTTTTTGAGATCGGGAAATTAATTAAAGACCTAATGAAAGCCATCTCGTTTTTGTCTATCGCGTTGCCAAGATTATTTGCCTCAGACAAAATCGACGAAACCTCAACTTCTCTACCCTCTGAAAGTATACTGGATATACAGTCAAACAAAAACTGGTTCTGGTTATCAACAAAACAGTCGGTAGTTAGAAAGTCTAACTCCATGTAAACATCTAAACCAAATTGTACCAAAGCAGACAAAACTGCTCTTTCTGCTGCTAAATCTTTTATCATCTTCTTGCACACCTTTGACAAACGTGAATTGACCCTGTTGCGTGAACCTTATTAACCTTTTCCGTTTTATTACACCTAGAACACGCTCTCTCTGTCAGGTGCGACTCCCATTGTTCACGTTTCCGTTCTACCGGCGAAACTCGTGGTGTTTTATCCACTTCGTCTTGAAAGGCACTACCGTCATCAATAAACTTGTTGTTTTTAATCATTTCGTGAATTGGCTTCCACTCTTTTTCAACTGGCTCATCTTCTAATTGGGGTAGACCGTATGTGTTAAAATCGTGACTTTCTTTTGTCACCGTGTCAAATGTCGGGTTGCTCGGAACAGAAACCTCGGTCACATTGAGCAGTTTCAGGTGATTCTCAATCTTTTTATCTAGCTTCTCAATGGCTTGTCCAATATCTGTTATTACGCTTGTCAAAGCCTGTATCACATTCCTGTCGTTATTGTTCATTAGTATTTTTTCCTTGATAAATTATTCAAAACATCTGCCATCTTCATCACTCTTTCGCA